TACACCCTAGCGATGCACTAGGGCAAACTTGATGCCCGCTAAGAGTGTGGGGCGCGAGATATAAAACGCCCGTCATATAGCCCAAGGATTGGCCTTTGATGGTTTTTGCGTTTTTGTCGATGTTCAATAGCATGGTGTTTACCTCCCCGGTTGTCCGTATTTCAGGACCCCAACCAATCCAGCAAAGTTGCAGCATCGATCGGTAGCGTCAGTGAGTCGACAAATTCTTCGAATTCAATATGGTGATCGGCAAGTATTTGGCGCACCCCCGCTCTACCTAGCATGATTGGCTCGCCAGTTTCGCTGGCCTGTCTAGCTTCATCCTCGGTGAATCGCATCATTGTTCTCTCCCCTCGCTATGGCAAAATTACCTAACTAGGAGTAAGACTAATCGATCGCCTCGACAATTGCAACACTTTCGTAACATTTATTTATGAGCTACCGAAATCCAACGAAATCCGAGCGTCCTCGTTGTCCTACTTATCTACCCTTGCAGCGCCGTCGATGCCGTGCCCCTGTGGAGTGGTCCCGGGAGCTACGCGCCCCACTAACGGGTAGGTGCAAGGGATGCAATCTTTTTGGATTGCCAGCAATCGAGCCAGCAATCGAGCCAGCAATCGAGCCAGCAATCGAGCCAGCAATCGAGCCAGCAATCGAGGTTGAGCCATGGGAATCGATTTAATTGGGTGTGATCCTCTCGCCCACCTTGGAGTCATCGCGAGTACCCTATTGCGCGCTCGCGAGCCGACACGTTATCTAATCCTGGCAAAAAGTCGATCGTCCCCCCGCCCATTCCCCCGCTGCGAATTGGGAAACAGCACGCAAGCCATTGATTCACAACGAGTTTAACTTGCTGCCGAAGCAGAGTTCTTTGAATTGGCCAAAAAAAGGGTCCCATTTTGATATAGAATCGGTGGGGTATCGTCCTGGCAGGAGTCCCGGCGGTTCGTAAATAAGTTCCCCACGCGAGCATCGTACGAGGGTAAAAAATGCAGAACACAGGTGATTTTGATGAAGAGGCCGCGCTCCGCATACTCGAACGTATTCGGGAAGGGGCCACATTAACGGAGGCCGCTTCAAAGGAGGAGCACCTCACCCGTCGTGGTGTTGTGGAGTGGCTGTTTGACTCTAACTGTAAAATTGGCAAGGATTCTTTTTTGTCCCTACACAAAAGTGCCGCGAAGCGGAGGGCCGTCATCTTGGGCGACGAGCATGTTCGCCGGATAAAGAACTTTCACGCAAAAGATCGCTCTGTAGATGGCATCAACCTCCGAAAACTCGAAATGCTCCGCAAAGCGCAGGAAGGACTTTGGGACGGCGGCGATAAGCGCGTCGATGAGGGCGAGTATCAGGTTGTCATCAAACAGTGGAAGGTAGAGGAAGAATAAAATGGGTTCACAGAGCGTGCCAAATTACACCCCGTATATGTTCGATCCCAATGTGCGAGGGATGACTCCCGTCACCCAGGAATACCCCACATTGCGACCATTCCCGTATGGCTCGATGGGTGTAGATTACAACAATTGGCTAACCCCCTTGTCCACACAGCCCCCCCAGTTTGCTGAGGGCTTGCCACCGTCAGTGGTCCCAATAGCCCCCCCAATTGCTCCGAGGCCCGCCCCCATTCCTCGGGGGGCCAGAAAAAGAGAGCTTCACGGCGAAAGGTAAATGGCTACGCCGGTAACCGATAGCACGCACACGACCTCCAACAACGGAAGTGGCGAGAACTCTCCAGACCCGATGGTGGTCGCGGAGGTTATTAGAACCGAGGTTTCACTAGCCGAACTGTCCGAGTTACGAACTGAACTTATTGGGGATGCAAGGCGACTAAAAGAGCTTGACCCCTATATTGTAGAATTGGATAGCCGTATCACTGCGCTAAAGCGGCGGCATACCGCGCTGGCGCTATTGTTAATCATTTCCAGTGAGGCACTTTGATTTATGGACACAAAACCACACAGCGGTGTAGACCCGAAAGGACATGGCCCGGATGGCCCCAAAGGGGGCGGCTATGCTTGTGACCCGCTAAAGGCATACAGCGGAGTTGATGACCGCGCAGCCATGAATAGCCGCAGCAAACAAAATCACAAGCGCAAAAAGGCTGCGAAGTATTAACGACATCGTTTTACCTCACGCTTACCAGCCCAGGGATTATCAAATTCCGGTTTGGCGGGCGATTGACAACGGGCACACCCGTCTTGTTCTTTGCTGGCCTCGCAGGAACGGCAAGGACAAGACTTGCATAAATCTGTTGGCTCGCGCTTGCTATCAGAGGGTGGGCACTTATTACTACGTGTTTCCGACCTTTGCACAAGGCAAGCGCGTAATCTGGGATGGTATGGACGGCGATGGGTTTCGGTTCCTGAACCACTTTCCCCGCGAGCTTTGGTCGGGGACGCCCAACTCGACTGAAATGAAACTCAAGCTAAAAAATGGATCCGTATTTCAGATCGTAGGTTCAGATAATATAGATCGCATTGTCGGCACCAATCCTATTGGCGTTGTGTTTTCGGAATTTGCTTTGCAAGATCCGCGAGCATGGCAATTTATTCGGCCAATCCTCGCGGAAAATGGTGGCTGGGCTATCTTTAATTCCACACCGCGTGGGCGGTACAACCACTTTTATGCGGACGCCTACCGCATTGCTGAGAGGAGTGATAACTGGTTCCTCAGCCACCTGAGTGCACAAGACACCGGCTATCCCACCGAGGAGGAGATAGAGCGCGAACGTCGCGATGGGATGAGCGAAGAACTTATCCAGCAAGAGTTCTACACCAGCTTTACCGGGGGTATGCAGGGCGCTTATTACGTTCGAGAAATGGAAGCCGCAGAGTCCGAAAAAAGGATGCTTCGCAATCTGTATGACCCAGAATTGCCGGTGGATACTTGGTGGGATCTCGGCGTTGGTGATAGTACGGTAATTATTTTCGTACAGACCCACTTTAATGAGATTCGCATTGTTGACTACTATGAGTCGAGTGGCGAGGGTCTTCAGCATTACGCTAAGCAGTTGGCCGAAAAGCCGTATATTTATCGCGACCATATTGCGCCGCACGACATCACAGTGCGCGAGCTTGGCACGGGCAAGAGTCGATTGGAAATGGCCAGAAACTTGGGCATCAAATTCCAGGCTGCAAGAAAACTTCCAGTGGATGACGGCATCGCCGCCGTCAGGATGATGTTGCCTAGTTGCTATTTTGATAAAGACAAAGCGGCGCACTTAATCGAAGCCCTGTTGTCTTATCGGAAAGAGTGGAACGACAAAGAGCGCATGTATCGTGACAGACCGCACCATGATTGGTCCAGCCACCCGGCAGATGCCTTTCGTACTGGTGCCGTAGGGCGGCGTAGAGCTAAGTTGCCCGAAAAGCGGGAAAGGTATGAGATTCGCTACACACACAACCAAGGTAGCTGGATGAGCGCATGAATCTAGGCGAAGATGTCACTGACTTTGTAGAGGACGTATACGCGAAGCGTAAGCAGGCGTCAAAGCACCAAAAGGCGTGGCGAGACGAGGCGCGTGAGTGCTACGAATTTCGCGACGGGGATCAATGGGACTCCACTGACCGTGCCATCATGGAGGAACAGAACAGACCCATTGTCACGTTCAATCGAGTGGGTCCAATCATCGACTCCATCATCGGCAACGAAATTGGAAACAGGCAAGAGATCCGCTACTTTCCCCGTGGTCTAACCGATTCCCAGCCCAATGAGGCATACACGGAAGGTGCTCGATGGGTGCGCGATATGTGTGACGCCGAGGATGAGGAGTCTGACGCTTACTCTGACGCCTTGACGTGCGGCATGGGATTCATGGAACTTTCCGTGGACTACGATACTGATCCACAGGGGCAAATTATTCAGGAACGCGTCCCACCCTTGGAAATGCGATGGGATCCGAAGGCCCGCAAACATAACTTAGCGGATAGCAATTGGTTTATCCGAGAGAAGTACATGCCGCTGCGGGACATAGAGGCACGTTGGCCGGGTGCCAAGGATTTGCATCCGCCAGAGGATTCTTTGGGTGATGCGGAATGGCTTGATGAGCATGACGCCTCCAGCGCTTGGAAATACGAGCAGGACCAATCCTGGTATGACCCAAAGGAAGACCTATATCTGGTCATCCATTACCAATGGCGTGAGCGGGAACCCTATTACTTGGTAGGCGATCCTGAATCTGGGCGTACGATTGAATTCGATGAGCGACGGTTTGGCCGGATACGATCTCGCATCGAGGAAATGGGCGTTCCATTTGTCAAGCTAAACAAGTGGCATTATCAACAAGCGTTCATTGCCGGCCCCGAGGAATTAGAAAAAGGTGATGCGCCAACCAATGGGTTCAGCTTCCATTGCATAACAGCAAAGCGGGAAGAAAAGACCGGCCTATGGTTTGGCCTGATGCGCTGTATGAAAGACCCTCAGAAGTGGGCTAATAAATTCTTTAGCTCTGCCATGTACATATTCCAGTCAAATGCCAAGGGTGGCCTGATAGTCGAGGATGGCGCGGTAGACGACAAGCGCCGCTTCGAGGATGGATGGACCGATCCATCGGGTATCACTTATGTAAACGATGGCGCGATAACCGGGGGAATGATCCAGCAAAAATCATTGGGTGGATATCCATCGAGCTTAGACAAACTGCTCAGCTTTGCCGTCTCCTCGATTCGCGATGTCAGCGGCATTAACCTTGAACTGTTAGGGATGGCTGATAGAGAGCAAGCCGGCGTTTTGGAGATAGAGCGTAAAAAGGCTGCGTTAGTCATCCTAAGTCCTTTGATGAACAGTCTGCGGCGTTACCGCAAAATGTCTGGGCGCACCTTGCTAGACTTTATGCGCAAATACATCCCGGAAGGGACTATCGTTCGCGTGACAGATCATCCGGTGCCCTTTTATCGCGACGACGATGTTATCAAATATGATGTGGTGGTCGATACTGCGCCCAATTCGCCCAATCTAAAGCATGAAGTATGGCAGGGCATGCAGAATGTCTTGCCCGCTCTGATCAAGTCCGGTGTCCCGATTGACCCGAAGTTGCTTAAGTTCTCGCCACTCCCGGAGTCTATTTCCCAGGAAATGATCCAGTATGTTGAGGAGCGTTCCGGGATCTCTCCCGATACGGCACAGCAACTTCAAGAGGCGATGAAGAAGATACAAGACCTTGAGGGGGAAAATCGCAAGCTACAAGATAAGCGGGATCTAGCGCAGGCCGAAACACAGCGGAGAATGCAAACGGCTGTTCTGGAAGCTCAGTTAGAGCAGGAGAAAATGCTACAAGAGCGACAACGGTGGGAAACGGAATTGGCCTGGAAATCAAAAATGTCAGATGCCGACAGGGCGGCAAAGCTGCTTGAGATAAACTCAAGACATGAAATTGAAATGGCAAAGTTACGCGAGGGCGGTCAGTTGGAGAAGGAAATTGCTGCGGCAAAGATAGAATCCGACCGCGAAATAAAGGTGGTTTCCCTGGAGGCGAAGCGCGAAGAAAAACGGCTTGAGCACCAACAGACGATGAACGAGGACATAAGTCCGGTCCTGGAAACCGAGGTTGTACAGAAGGTGGGCAGGGATATAGACGCCGCCCAAGAGTCGATTCTTGATCGGCTGGAGAGGTTGGCGAGCGATGCAGAAAGAAGGCGGACCCTTGTGCTTGATTACGTGGCACAAGAGGGTGGGGATTTAGCACAATTGGCAGACAAACTGAGGTGAGCGCAATGTCAGATGTTTTAGCAGAGATCGAATCGAACCCGCAGGATGACGAGCAGCAGTTCGAGGAACCGCAGGCGGAAGAGGCGCAAGCAGAATATTCGCAAGCGGAAGAATCCCAACCTGAACCTCCTCCTGCGGAGACGCCACAACCCGAGCGAGTGGTTCCCCTTGCAGCCTTGCATGAGGAGCGGGAACGGCGGCGTGACTTACAAAATCAAATCTCCCGGATGGAGGGTCGATTTCAACAGGTCATGGATCGCTTTAATAATCCGCCTACTCCTGAACCTCAAGTGCCTGATTACGACGAGAACCCGGCTGAACATCTACGCCATCGAGCAGAGCAAGCAGAGCGTCAAATCAGCGAGATAAACCATGCTCGACAGGCGCAGGGCCAATATGCGGCACAGCAACAGCAGGTCGCGCAGACCGCGCAATATTTGCAGCAGCAGGAGTCTTCGTTTCGAGCGAACAACCCTGATTATGACAATGCAGCGGAATTTTTACGCCAATCGCGAATCAATGAGTATAAGATCCTTGGCTTGGACGACGCCGCCGCAGCCGCAGCGGTTGTGCAGGAGGCTTTACAACTAACTGCGCAAACCAGTCAATCTGGGCGTAATCCAGCCGAGCATTTTTATGAGTTAGCTAAGTTACGCGGGTATCGGAAGACTGAAGCGACCCAAAGCGTTGCTGACCTAAAAGATCGAGTTGAGCAGTCAACCTCCCTCGGGGCGAGCGGGGCCACCACCCGGCAAACTACCTTGGCGGACTTGGCTGCGGTGTCTGATGATGAATTTGACAAGCTCACCGATGGTGCGGCTTGGGAGCGTCTCTGGCAGTAGAGCGCTTATTCGCCCTCATGTCTGGCGAAAACTGACATGCCATCGTGCTCCACGACGATACCAGTGGATACATCGGCGGGCTACCGTGATCGGCCAACTTATAACTGGTATTCAATTTTTTGGAGTAATTCATGGCAACGACAAATTTCGGCGTGAATTCCCCGCAGGCTGTGAAATTATGGTCGCGCAAACTCTTTCGCGAGGCACTCAAGCGAACATGGTTTTACAAATTCATGGGGAAAGGCTCCGACAGCTTGATCCAGATTGCTGAAGACACTTCCAAGGGTCCGGGCGACCGGGTCCGAGTAACGTTACGCATGTTGCTCAGTGGCGCTGGCATCTCTGGAGACGGTACGCTTGAAGGCAATGAAGAGAGCCTATCAGTGTATTCGGACGATGTTTTAATTGATCAATTGAGACATGCCGTTCGATCTGGCGGAAAGATGAGCGAACAACGCATCCCCTTTAGCGTTAGGGAAGAGGCAAGGCAAGGCTTAACCGATTGGTGGGCTGATCGGATCGACGCTTGGTGTATGAATCAGCTTGCTGCGAACGCAGCAGTCAATGACACCAAGTACACCGGCAATCAGGCTATCACTGCCGCCGACTCCAGCCATATTTTTTATGGGGCAGTTGGCAGTGGCCATACCGATCAGGGCCTTGTGATTTCGAGTGGTGCCTCCGCGTCCAACTCGCTCAAGCTCAACATGATCGATAACTTGGTCATGCGTGCCAAGACGCTTTCACCGCAAATCCGGCCTATCCGGGCAAACGGTAAAGATCACTATGTGATGTTTGTCCATCCCGAGCAGGTCTACGACTTGCGTAATGATGGACTTAGCGCGAATGGCACAGTCACTTCCTGGAGTGATATTCAACGTGCGGCAGTGCAAGGCGGGCAAGTAGAAAATAACCCTCTTTTTACTGGCGCTCTTGGCGTGTATAACGGCGTTATTCTGCATGAATCCACGCGAGTGCCGCGCACGTTCACCAGTTCAGCTACCATCACCGGTGGCCGTATTGCGGTGTTCTGTGGGGCACAAGCCGGAACTGTGGCCTTTGGTCGCGGCTTTGGTCCTGGACGTATGAGTTGGGTTGAAGAACTCTTCGACTACAAAAACCAACTTGGTGTCTCGGCGGGCCTCATCGCTGGTGTCAAAAAGAATGTGTTTAATAGCGCCGATTTCGGTGTTCTGACGCAAGTCACCAGCGTCACAAACGGCACATAAGGAGCTTAACAATGGCATCAACCACGAGAACCGTAACCATTGCGCAAGCTGCCGCGCCGCTTTATGCCCCGCTCGGATCGCACACTATCAGTTACGATAACAGCGGCATTGCCGCCTCGTTGTCGGCATCGGCTTCTGCCGTTTTGCTGCTAGCTAAGATCCCACCGCAAGCCAAAGATGTACAAATCCTTTGGCAAGCTGTTCACACGGGTGCAACCGGTGCCAAGCTGCAATTTGGCATCAAATCCGGCGACTCTGTTACCGCTTCCGCTTTGGTTGCGTTAACTGATATCGCCGTCACAAACACCGTTGGTCCAATCTTGTCGGCGCGTTACACACCGACTTGGGACGATTCTGCGGGCGAAACTGTTAAATATGTGCAGTGCTCCGTTGGATCTGGAACCGTCTCGGCGGGCTTCGTGTTGAGGTATCAAGTTACCTACAATATGAATAACGACAACGGGTAGTACCCTGGGGGGGTATTTACCCCCCCTTTTTTGACTCTCTGGAGGGAGCACTTGGACTACAAGACACCGCAGGACTTGATCGACCGTGTACAACGCATCATCAATCAAGAAGTCTTTACCGCCGAAGAGGCCACAGAGGCATACTCTATGCTGGAGTATCTCATCAACCTTGACCGTCAATGCAGTGGTTTTTGCTTCTTGATGGGTGCGCTACTAATGCGCGAGAAGCGCTATGGACTTTCTGAGCACTGGTACTTGCGTGCGCTAGACCTATGCGATGAGAGCAATGCCGAGCTTGCGGCGATTAATAATAATTTGGGGTTTATCGCCGAGCAGGAGGGCAGGCGAGAGGAATCATTGGCTAGGTTTTCCAAGGCAACGGAACTGGTGCCGGGGAACACCGAGTTTTACAACAACATGGGTACCCAGTTTGTCAACGTGGGCGACCCAAAGACGGCTATCGATTGGTGTGAAAAAGCGCTAGCCGCCGATCCCAATAACGCTGACGCAAGATGGAATAGGGGGTTAGCAAAATTAGAGCTAGGCGAGTGGGAGGAGGGCTTTGCGGGCTACTACTATGGACTGTTGGCCGGCCCGAATAGCTCTCAGAAGCGAAAAACGCGGACCTATCCAGGCCAGGAAGACGTTCCGTATTGGGATGGAAAGGAGGGCGTAACGGTTGCCGCATACGGAGAGCAAGGTGTTGGCGATGAGATTTTGGCAGCCAGTGTGTTGAGCGAGGTTAGCGATAAAGTCAACTTGATCTATGAGGCGCACCCACGACTGGTCGAGATTTTCCGGCATTCATTTGGTGAAAAGTTCCCAATTTACGGCACCCGGAAGGTGCAATCGCCGGAATTGATTTGGCCTCAGTGGCAAAAGATTGACGCTAAAGCACCGATATTCAACCTGATCTCTTATTGTAGGAAAACCGATTCTGATTTCCCACAACAGGCATATCTCAAGCCGTATGACAATTTGGTTGACAAGTACCGAGAGAAGGTACGAAAGCTGGGCGACAGGCCCAAGATTGGGATTTCTTGG